TCAGTACTTGAGAAAGGTGTTGATGTAGCTGGATGCGAGTTCGGGATATTGATCTTGTGGTCCATGGCCAGCGTCGGGCAGTACGATGAACTGCGTTGTCGGCGCTTTTCCGATAATCGGGTACCAGTTCTTAAATGAAAACGATATGTCATGGTCGCCCGACATAATGAGAACAGGCGTTTTCAGTGTGGAATATGCTGCCCTGAAGTTCTCGACATCTTCGACAATGGATGGGATGGGGGCGAAATAGCGCTTCAGCACTTCGGGGCTCTCGGGCACTTTCGAGTAGTCAATTCGATTGGAGATTCGCTTAAGTGACTTTTGCGCAGCTAGGCGACTATTGTCGGACTTTGGTTCGAAGAACAGGGTGACATAGTCCTCAAAACCGAGATCCTTGTTGGCCTTCATTGCGCTCTGTGCAAACGCGGGCTCCATGGCAACTTCGTTTTTACCCATCGCATTGTTGTCGATGAGAATCGTTTTCAGAACTCGGTGATGTTGCGCCTGGGCAAGTTTTGGTAAAGGCAATCATTTATGAAGTCCAGACCACGGCCAAAGAGTCCAGCGCCATCGATCTGGCCGTATCGCTTCTGAAAACCAAGGTTGGTGTCACGCTCAATGAGTCTGCAAAAGATAGCAGCAACGCCTATTTGAAGCTTCACGGCCTGGGTGTGGATTTCTCTGCCATCTATTCGGCTTTGTCCAGTGATGACCGTTTTAAGCTCGTATCCTCGCCGGTGGTGCGTGTGGTGTCGGGTGGCTCGGCTAAGTTCTCGGTTGGCCAAGAGGTGCCGATTCTTTCCGGTGTTTCCTATGACACACTCGGCAAGGCAGTGCAAAGCGTGACTTACAAGGATTCCGGCGTAATCCTGAACCTGACCGCCAGCATCAAGGGTGCTGTCTCTGACTTGCAGATCGAGCAGCAGATTAGCCAGTTTCAGAACACCACTACAGGCGTCAATTCCACGCCCACACTGATCAAGCGCTCCCTGAGTACGTCTATTCAGGCGGCGGATGATGATGTGCTGGTGTTGGGTGGGCTGAATGAGGATCGCTCCACTAAGACTGAAGCTGGGCTATCGTTCCTGCCTGCCTTGTTCCGGGCCAAGTCCGGGGAGGATCAGAAAACGGAGGTTTTGCTGTTGCTGAACGTCAAGCGTATCTAGGGCGGCCTGCTTTTTGAAAGCTGACTGCGGCGGTTGCTGCTGGTGTGGGGCGGTGGAATTCTTCGGAGTTCTGCCGCTTTTTTCTTGGCTCTGGTGCTGGAGAAAACAGCCTCAGGGCGTTTTTCCGCCTCACCGTTGAACCAAGCGTTATCAGGCGCCTGATAACGCGCGGGCAGGGCGCCTATTGTCCTGTGGGCTGGTTTTGGGGGCTTGGAGCCGCACGCGGAACGGTTGCGAGGACTGAGCGGGCGAAGCCCGCAGCAAGCGGCCGCGTCAGCGGCCCTAGATTTATAACTAGGACACATCTCAACCGATCAACCAGTAAAGGTGCTGGCGCTTGGGTTCGGACAGTTCCCGACCTGTCTTTTTTCTGTCCTGGGTGTGAAGTCTTTGGCGTTTTTTCCGTAAGTCCAGCCTTTTTTCCACTTGTCATTCTTTCGGCCTTTCTTTACTTTGTATTACAGTTTTTGACAAACAAGGGGCTGCCGTGTCTGACGACGTCGCGTTGGGTCTGTTCTTGATTGCCTTGGGGCTGGTGTTGGGCCTGCTGTCTCTTTATCTGTACCGCCGTCAGCGCCAGCGCGCTCCTGTCGTGATCCTGGGGGCTTTGTTCAATCCTACGGCAGAATCTCCGTACCAGCGGCTTGTCGATTCCACGGGCGGCGATGAAGCCTTGGCGAAGCGCTTGATTGTTGAACAGCTTGAGCGAAGCCCGAACATCAGCTATCCAGAAGCCGTCCGGGAAGCGTGGATAGATTTTCAGTTTGATTACACGCGCCAGCAGACACAGGGCGCTAAAGATGACTCGCGAGCAGCTTGAGGCTGCGGGAGATTTGGGAATGGAAACGGGGAAGTTGCAGGGCTATTACTGGCGCTGGCGCAATTGCCGGGTGTTTCAGAAAGATGGCTGGATGCAGAAAATTGAGCAGGAACAAAAACGCCTACTTGATGAAGTAGGCGTCGATCCTGCGGCGTTGTGGCTGTATTGCCGGTGGATGTCAGACCCTCGCGGTGTTCAGGAAGGAAAGTGTGACGATTTTCTGGAATATGTTGCGAACTCCAGCAAAAATCGTCGAAAAGATGAGTCTTAGTAATTGCTGATAATGTTTATTATGTCAACTTGCTTATTGCTATGGTTATCGCGGCAGGCCTCGCAAAAGAGGCAAAAACCCGTCAAAAATCGAAGGCTAACTGCGGATCAACTGTTGCCGCATAAGCGAAGTACCGATCCCACCTTTTTTGATTGTTAGGCTGACACAGCACCAAGCTGATCAGCCTAATTTTTTCAGGGTCTATTCCCGCTTCGACAAGCCTCAACTTCTCCACCCGAACACGTCTGTAGGCCTTGCGTTTTTGCCTCGCAAACCTCGCATTACGGACGTTCCAATATAAATTTATTAAATGCCCGCTCCACTCTGGATAGTCCATACGCAAAAAGCCGTAAAGACTACAGCGGGTGGCGACGTCTGTACAGGTGCCTGCTAGCGGCAGGTTTGAAGGCGTGGCGGGCATGCGTAACGGCAGTTGTCTCCATCACCGCCCCAAAGCAAAGGCGGCAGAACTCCGAAGAATCCCACCGCCTCGCGTACCTGTTTAACCAGGTGCTTGTCTGCTTTCAGGATGAAGAGTTTTGACGCCTAATGCATCGCCATCAACCAAAGACAGCCAACAACATAGCAAAAAAGAAAGATCAGGAGAAAAAGAAAAGTACAGAGAAGAACACCAGAGAAAAAACCACGAATCCGCAAAAGCAAAGTACAAGAACGCTCGTAATCCGTTTCCATAAAACCCCCATCAAGACTTAGGCTTGCTCTTAAAATTTCCCTTGGTCTCCACCGATCCGTCCATGCTAATCCAGCCCACAGGCGGCAAGGTCTGTGTATCAGCGCTGACGACCTGCGGAGCCTGCTGCTGAGGTGGCTGTTGTGTCGCCTGTTCGCCGGGTGGCTTGGTCTGCCAATCCACGAAATAGCCATTCTTGACGACATTGCGGCAAAACGCGTCCGAGGTGTCCAAACGCGTGCCTTGCTGGGTGTAGCAGGTGCAACGACTGCTTGAGGCCACACAGGCCGCAGGATACGGCGCAGTAACAGGTTTTGTGACCTGATCATAGACAGGCGCGGAGTACTGAAGGTTTTCAACACGTGGCTTGTACTGTGCGACGTATTCGGCAGGTGTAAGAGCAGGTTGAGCGTCAGAACGTTGTTTGGCGCCCTGCTCCATCAAACCACGTTCCATAACAGAACCGCCCAGGGCAGGCACAGACTGTTCCTGCCCTGGCTTCTGGCCGGGTTTCTCAAACACAGGCTTGAGCATCCTATAACCCATATAGGCCAGCACGAGCGCGACGATAGGCATCAAGAAAATCAAATAGAACTTGAACGGAATTGAACGCTTGACCGTGTGAACTTCGGCTGACTTGTAGTAGCCATAGACTTCCTTCTGGTAAAACCAGCGCGAGGACTGACTATCTTTACGCTGTTTGGGATTGTCTCTACACTCAGGCCACTCATGGATAGTGGCATTGTTGGAACCAAAGAACCTGACCACGTGGTTATGGCGACCTGTGAGCATGCGCACGTTCTTGTGAATCAGCATCGGCATTTGTGTGATCAACACAATATCGACGCCGCCATGCCTATGCGTCTCTAGCTTGCTGATGAACTCAGGAACATTGGCACCCGATGCAGCCGGTCTAAAAACCCGTTGAGCCTCATCAATAATGACAATGGCGTTGGCTTCGCATTCGAACCACTTTTCAGGATTGTCGAGCTGGTGCCAAGGCAACGTCAAATCAGAGATGTTGTGATAATAAACAGGCCGGTTTTCATCTTCTGACTTTTTCTTGTAGTACCAGAGTGTCCAAAGCGTTTTTCCATGGCCAGGGAGACCTGTAACAAGGTGAATCATTGCGCGCCCTCCCCTTACTTGAACTTCATTTTCTTGATGGCCCCATTCTTGAGGCCCTGTAACGCCCACTTTGCAGCTATGGCGCTAGTCAAGATATTCAAGCTTGTTCCTACCTTGAGAACACCCAGAATTCCCACCACCTGTGCAGGCAGGCTATTGCCCGCAGACACAAAGGCATCATGAAAATAGGTCATTGCTACATTGATGCCGATATAACTCACAAAACCGATAGACAGCCCCAAAAGAATTTGACCGATCAACGTACCAACAATAGACAAAATCGCAGCAGCAATAAGCACGGGCATGTTATGACTTCCCTATGATAATCAAGCCAATCACAAACGATATCATCACCGACACCGTTCCAAAATATGACATCCACTTGCATGCCTCACCCATCGGCACCACAATCGAATGACCATTCACAGAAAAGGACAAGTCAGCCAAGCATGACGCTGAAAACTCCTCCCGTTCAGAGCCTTGCAACATTGCACCAATATCCACAGTATCAACGTTTGCAGCAAGAACCGGATTATCAGAACGACCATTCAGGCCATTCTTAACCGCTTCGTCGTAAGCCTTTTTAGACGCGTCATCAGGCGTCATCATGCACTTCAGCTCCCATGCCTGACGAGCTTGAGCGCATTGCACAGCATCACCAGAGCAAACAGGTTGAGCTTTGCACCCACCATCAGACCATCCTGACTTGGAGTCAGGGCCGGATTGATCTGTACTTGGAGCACCGGATTGATTTGTACCGGGCGTACCAGATTGACCTGCACCCGGTGTAGAAGATTGACCCGTGCCGGGCGTACCTGATTGACCCGTACCGGGAGTGCTAGATTGACCTGTGCCCGGGGTGGAGGATTGACCCGTGCCGGGCGTACCCGATTGACCTGTACCGGGCTGGCCCTGACCCGGATCACTACCCGTACCACCAGAACCGTTAGCAGGATCACTGGCTTGCGAATTCGGGTCACAACTATCACCCGTAATATTCATTGTCGCTTTACCACTACCAGTCCATTGGCAACCTACAACGCAACTACCACCAGACGGTAGCGCATTCTTACCCGTGCCAGATACACAATTAAAATGCTGAACATTGGCCGGACAAGAAGGATCAGGCGCGGCAGCATCAACCGCCCACTTCTGAGCAGAATAATAACAACTGTTGGAACAGAGCTTTGTTGAATAATCAAACCCATCGCCTGGATTGCATTTGTACTCAGTGAGAATAGGGCCGTATGTATATTGCATGCCGGTTTTGGTCACCCGAATACAGTTGTAATTCCCACCACCCGCACTAGAACTACCACCATAGGTAAAACCATCACCAAGATTAGCCTGACAAGCCGCATCAACGGAATCATACGACACACCACCAGACGAGTATTTAACCTTAGGTGCGTAATTGGGAGAAGCGGCAAAAGAAGACGACCAGACAAAAAACAATATCAGGGCGCAAACAATATCCAGAACGCGCCGAGCATTGCTACGAGTACCCAAATTCCCATTTTGCATATCCTCCCCCTGATGGTAAAAGAGGGGCCGTAGCCCCTCATGGCAGCCAAGCCAGTGCAACAATTACAGGAAGCTGGCGATCCACTTGTATGCCTTGCCGCCCACCTTCATGGCAAGGATTGCGCCACCCACAACAGCCGCCGCAGCAGTAACAGCGGTAACCACAGTAGTGACAGCCGACATATCAAAATCACCCGCAGCAGCAAATGCACCAGCGGACAGGGTTGCAACACCAGCAGCTACGGCAATACGGTTACGAAATGCTTGAGTCATTTTTACAGCTCCTCTTGGTTTTGGGTGGAAAGCCACCCGTCTAAAAATCCCGCCAGAAAGCGGAACCCGAAAGCAACAGCCCAACACCCAATAATGCTGGAGCCGATCTGTTGCGCATCTTGCACACTCAAATTAAAGGGCGAAGCCTGCAAGCTTGAGACTTCGGCACCTGTGAAAACCACCATCTGGCAGTTCGTGACAACGGTCTGTGTTGTGTCGATAACCAGTTGCCCGGAGGCGTTTGTTACGAGACAGGCTGGCATCATTCATCCAGTTCGATCATGCGATGTATCTCGAAATCAGACTCATCTGGCATAGAGACCCGGATAGAGTCATGTGCATTGTCCCAATCAGGAAACCGCCCTGCCCTCGCCAGCGACCGACAGCAGTTCATGTCCCAGTCAATGAACAGGCCAGACCGGAGCTGGACGACATAGACAACACGAATCGCGGCCAGTCTTGCCATGATCAGCCTGCCTTGGGTTGATGCAGACCATGCACTTCGACAACTTCGATACCCCTGGTCGTGATGGACACGGTCATCTGCAGCTCACACGGAAACGGGAACCCCTTCACCTTCTCGAAATTGTCAGACTTGCCAAAAACGAGATCGGTAGAGTTATGGCCGACCTCATTGCCATTGGTGCCACTGACTTCCATCTCAGCGTACAAAACCGTCTTGTCATACTGACGGCCTTCAAATTCGCCCTTGGCCTTCTTGGCACCCAACACGCGGAATACTTGTCTCAATTGCATAGCACACCCCCTACAAGGTTAAAGTCGCCAAATCTGGATGATGGTAACAACGACCAACGTTTTTCCATGTTGGCAGGTTTAGGGCCTTCGGAAATTCGAAGGGTTTCCCAATTCGATCTACAAACTGTTGCGCACCACCGAACAACTCTGACAGGAACCAGATATGCTTACCGCATTGTTTTGTGAGCCAATCACATTGCTGTTCGAGCGTCTTCTCTGCGACCTTCTGGTTTGTCTTGATGCGTGACTGTTCGGCTGACAGGAAATTGAGGCACGGATAGGCGCCGGCGAGGTACGCGCCCGGATTCAGGATGGCATCAAACGGTATGACACGGCCATTTTTGGCACGGTATTCAACTTCGTGACGGAGCCAAGGCGATTCCTTGTCGCCCAACTCTTTGCCCTTCTCGTACGCCCGGTACATCAAGCCAGATTCTCGGGTGCCAACGTAGTACGTGCGGCCCTTGCCGTTTGGCCTATCCCAGTTGCCGCCAAAATGCTGGTCAGGCTTTGAGCCCCGGTAGTCAAAGGCTCCATCCAAATACCACTGGCGAACCTGATCGACATTGACCAACCCTTCCACGTCATCGTGCGACAGATCGACGCGGGAAATCTTGCCATTGACTGCCATCTCTGACAGGAAGTAGAACAGACGCCCTTCCCATCCGGGTTTGGCAGCAGCACAGGCAGAGCCGGGAAGATTGACGCAGACGGTACGATTCTGGCCACCATGGCAGACATGGCCGTATTGTTCGCCAAGGTCGTAGGAGCGTTGGTAGAAGAAGAGACCGCCAGAACGTTGGCATGTCACACCGTAGCCGAGTATCCAGTCAAGGACGTAGGAGCATTCAACAATGACCTCATGGTCGGTCACGCCTTGCTGACGGATTGCGAAGCTGTCTTCGTGGCAGGTAAAAGTCACCCAATCAATGAAGGCTGAACCACCGTCCCAACCCCTACGGGCAGGGATTTGAACAACTTCACCGTCTTGAACCTTCAGGGTTACAGGCCGAGCCTCTCCGGAACCTACCCCCCTATTAGTAAGGGGGGGCACAGGCACTTCGCCGCTTCGCCGTGCCGCACGGCGGCCCGTCTTCGCCAGCTCAGGCGCCTTGGCGGGGGCTTGCTCAAGGGTGGCAACGTCCAACATAGCGCGAGCGCAAACTGCATCAATCTGCTTTGGCGTCAAACTGGCCAATACGTCTTTTGCTCGTGCCACTGGTCTCCCCTCCCCTGTGTGTCGTTTACAACGCAGCCATGAGGCTGTATCGTCATCGAAATTACGTTTTTTCTAAGTTTAGAAAACGCGTAACTGTTTGACACATTATAAAGTTTAGAAAACGCGTAACAGCGGAGAAAAGAGATGAAATTTATTGATTACATCCAGCAGGCCGAAGAGCAAGTAGGCGGAACGAAAAAGCTTGCCCAACTGCTAGAAATCCACATCACCCATCTCTGCAATGTAAAAGCAGAAAAGATGAAAATGAAGGATGAAGCCTGCATAAAATTGGGTGTGATTTTGGGGATAGAAAGACCCCAAGATATGATACTCATCCAGCATGAAAGCCGGGCAAAATCAGAGGAGGAACGCCAATTTTGGCATAGGTTTTTGAACTGGTCACCAGCTCATGCTGCTGGCATTGTGATGGCGGTACTTGTCACAAAATTTTGTGTCACTACCCTGCCGGAAAGCCCCGCCAGCATTGGGTTTGGGGACTCCGCGAGTGTTTATTATGTCAACCAAAGTACACAAACCAAATCAAAGAGCTAG